ATTCTGCCATTTTTTTGGCTCCTGTATTATAATGTTTTTGTGCCGCTACTAATCTTGCGTGGTGACTTCTAGACTTATCTTTTCTGTGACCACAAGATTCCCCTGCCTTAGCTGCACACTTCGGGCAGGGTACTTGTTGAACCATTTCTTTGGTAGTAATTACCAATCAGGTTTGTCCTTGTCGGTGTACTTGTTACCGTCAAATTCACCAAGAAATACATCAGCGTTAAAACCTAAGTGTGATAGTGCTTTAGTTAACCCATCAGTCATAGCTTTCTTTGGTGCATCTTCATCTACTTTGCCATTGCGCATAAGAGACTTACAGCCAGAGACAGGACCATACACATTGCTTGGTGATCCATGCCATACACTTACATTAGCTATAATAACTGTATCATCTGGCGATAGATTGTGAATGATTGTATCTACATGATAGCCCCATCCCTCACCTACNGGTCCAAACTTTTCTGTTGCTGCTTTGATCTGATAATGTGCATCAATAGCAGTAAATTTTCTTTGACCATATTGTACTGATTTAAGATATTTTTTATCAGACTTTGATACTGAATTCCATATTTCTAAACTCATGCTTTGCTCCTTACATTGATACGAAGTGATCCACGTTTGTCTCTCTTCACAGTTAACTGGTCACAATAAACCTCACGTTCATCATCACCGACCATTCCTTTTAAGTTTTCTTTTGCAGTTTCAAACTGCTTGTGATCCCATTGTTTGTTGAGATATGTAACTGCATTATCCATAAACATATTGTCTGTACTGGCATCACGTTTAACCATTTCATCTACAGGTATTTTATCTATAGATAGATTAGGTTCATCTATACCTACTGGTTCTTCTCCACGTTCAACGTATCCCCAGAAATCTGCTATGATTGTTTTCATACCTTCAACATATTTTTCATCGTATCTTACTTTGGCATAGTCCCATCTGTTGTTACCAAAGATTACAGACAAGAAACATGCAGGTGACTCAGACAACATCATGTATAGCTGTATCTGTGGCATGTATTGTGTAAGCACATCTTCCATCTTGTTATTCTGAAACGTATGCTTTGCCTCAATGATACTGCTACCTACCATCCCATCAATTGTACCTTTGTATGGCACACCAGATATTTTATTTTCAAATATCATTTGCTTTGAGTCTACAGTTTGATCTGTGTTTTCTTCAAACCATCTTAGGTTAAACTCTTCAGTGTGAACACCAAGTTGTACTGCAAGTATGCTACTCAAATCATCTGGTTCTTTTAGACCCATCTTGACTTGCCAAAGCTCATACCACTCAGCATCCATTATCTTAACGGCATCGCTGCCGCCAATAAAATTCTTTCTATCCATAACATTTGCTCCTTATATATGTATAGTTCTACTGCATCTACGCAGCAGGGTCAACATACTTATTTATATCATCCATAGTTACAACGCCACGCTCGAGCAGTTGTTCGCGTGATAAGGTGTCTTTAATATAAAGATCATCTACATCTTCACCTGCTAAAATTCTTTTCTCAGCCAAGCGAAATCTATCAAGGCTAAACTCTACAGACGAGGTAAGCTCTTTTACATCGTATACTTTAACACTTTCTTGGGTTGCAGTTATAAATGTTTTGATTGTCGGCCATGTCCGCGCTCCATGAATGGCGCGGATCTGTCCGTCAATCCTAACTAGAACACCCTTAAACATATCGTCATTGAACTGAGAAGGTATGTGTTTGTTTACATCTTCTACAATCAAAACCATTTCTTCTTTGAGTGTCTCATTGTCCATGCCAGTAGGCGGTGTGTATCTACGCAGTAATTGCTGTAGCCATGAACCTACGATACGTGTGCGATCATCATACTTCATCTACAATTACTTTCTTATAATCTATAGAACCATTGCTTTTATGAATAGTAGCTAACACTTGCTTTGCTGATTTGAATTTAAAAGTCATTTTAATTTCTTTTTCTAATTCTTCCAAAGCTTGAGATTTTGTTTTGTGTTTTGTGTAAATAGCCATTTGGCTAGTTAATGGTGGTATAGCATAGCAAAGCCATTGGCTTTTTCTTTTGAAGATTGCATATTCTCTTTGTTCTTTCATTTTTATTCCTTTATTTTTTGTATATGCTTAGTTTTTCAAATGCGTACCTATCGAAGTTAATAATATCATCAAGACGATCAGTGTTTGATCTACCTGAGACATCATCTATCTCATCATCCCATCGCTCACCATTGAGCCATGTGGTTGGGTGCGGTATGTATTGTTTCTCTTTGTGTTCGACATTCTCAGCAAACTTAGATGCTGCCGTGAGTATAGTTACTGCATCTGTTTTCTTCAGTGCTCTTTCAAACGCAAGTCGAGCGTGACCTTTGGCTATTTTTCTTGGATAGGTATTCCAGAAGTCATCGAAGGTAGGTGTCTCACTGACACCCCAAGTAGTATTATTATTTAGTTTAGTAACATTATTCTTTTCTTGGTGTGTCACGCTGACACCCTCCTCTTTTAAACAATTGAATTGATAGATAGTTGCAGTGCCTGTTTTACCTGCAACTTTAGTTAGATAGTTGTGTTTAACACAATAGTTTACTGCTCGGATAACTGAGCTTCTACTTAATCCTGACAGTTTACACAGTCTTGGTATCGTAGGATATGCTATGCCATAGAGATCCGTATGGTCTGCTATGAGCAACATAATTAGTTTTGCGTGTGCATTTTCAACTTGCCACTGGACTACTTCTCGTAGTAATATCTCAGCGTACAACATGTTTATGCTTTGACATGTGTTACTCCTTATATATAGAACCCTGTCCTCTCCATGTGGCAGGGTTTTATTTTATCCTTTTGACTAGTTCCTTAAAAAGATCCTCTGACAATATCACACAAACTTTTTCTTTTCCATCTTTTCTTTTATAAAATGCTAAGTCTCTATCTTCTAAGACTTTGAAAGCATTGGGAAAACTAGATGTTGTGCGATACTTTACTTCAGCTACTAGATTTCGTCCCACCAATGACGGTAAGTGAATGTCGCCTGAGTATTCTCCTCCGAGCGATCCCGAGAGTGGGACTTTTTTTGCTTCGATGTTTTGTTCTTCAAGCCACTTGACGAACCATCGTTCGTGATAGCTACCTTTCTGCTTATTCTTGTTTCCCATATGTCTTTCTCATAACAATCTAAGCAAACCATATGATAGCTTGCAGGTTTCTCAGCATGTAATATTGCAACAAAATATTCTGTGACAATACCACAGCTATCGCACTCGCATGTGCCTGACTTAATCTTTGTACGAACAGACTTTGATCTTCGCGCCAAGTGCATCTAACCAACACGTTAACATGAAACCAGAAGGCACACGTTTGTATTGCTCCCATTTGTGGATTAAAGATAAGGTGCAGCCAATCTCCATTGCAAGTCTTTCTTGTGACAGGCCAAGATGTTTACGTCTAGCTATCAAAGCATCGACAAGATCAGTGTAACTCTCAGTTACTTCTGTTGCTTTTGTGTAGTTTTGAAACTGCGCCATTGATTTTCTTTGGTGTAACCAAACCTGTAGGCCACCGTTTAGATAATCTATCTAATGTTTGATAAACTTTCTTTGCAGTTTCATAGCTTATTTCACTACGCCCATTGATTGTTCGGTAGTAAGTAGACGTAGGTATCTTTGCTACAATAAAAACTTTGTGCAACGGCATGTCTACATAACGATGTTTTTCTAGGATCTGATCCCAATAACTTTTCAACATGCCGAAGCATATGCACATATGCAGTTAGATAGTCAAGCCTCAGTTAAATCTGTAATCATAGATTCTCTATGAACACATTTATAATTTTCAACATGTTTCATAGAATGTATTTCTTCTATGCTGCCTGAGTATTCTTGCAAAATTTCATTTGCTATATAAGATGCTTCATCTTTATCTTTTGCAGTTATAGTAAGATTCATACCTTCTGCGTAATGAAAACCAATATGAAATGATGGCATTAGGTTACCTCCCAATACAAAGCGTAGTGTTTGTCATTATCATTTTTAACCATAGCTTTATCAATAATCATGCCGCTATCTTTTAGATCTTTTATTCTTGCAGCCAATCGAAAGCAGCCAAACATTTCCAATGCCTGTATTGCAGTCAATGTTTTACCTGATTGAAGATGTGCTTTGATTTGTTTGTTCTGTGACTCCATTGTGTTTCTCCTCTAAGTATTTCCAGAACGATGCTTTGAATGCTTGGTTAAGAATTGTATCTATGTCTCGCATGGTATTTTCCCATCACCACCGCATTCATCACATGTAACTATAGTTGAACTCTCGTATCCAATGTCACGGTCAAAACCTTGTGGATGCCAAGTTACTTTTTCTAAGTCACCATCGCCATTACACTTAGTACATTTTATATACTCCATGTCGATTAGCATTTGTTTTACTCTACCCAATCGTCTATCTCCTCTTGCTTTGATTGATAGTTTTTTTCCCAAGCTTCATTGGCTTCGTTCATAAACTGAACTATGTTTATATCGTCACACTCCTGCATTAGAAGTGTGCCGATTTCTTTGATGCCTGTAGGCCAGTGAACATGAGGGCATATCTTTTCAGCTATAAACCTCAGTTGATGTGGTTTGAATTGTACTTTCATAGTGCATACCATCTTGTTGAGTTCATTGCTTTGGCAATCTCATTCTCACGCAACCGACGAGCATTCTCTGGACTACCCAAGTGATCTGTATGTGTAGCCCACTCAGTCAATGTATTATACAATGCCCATTGATTGTTACCAATGTTGGATCGATTGTTATCCCACATGCGCAAGAGTTCTTCGCGTCTACGCATATTGAAATGTGGCTGTCCTAATTTACTACGTTGTTTTACCTTACAAAGCATATCATTGATAAACATTTCTGCTGTTTCATAACTAATTTTGGTATCAACATACTGTTTGAATAACACATCGTTTAGTTTGAATGCTTCAAAACCTGCTAAAATTTTAGCTGATGATGATACAACAGATACGTTAGTCGTATGTTTTGCCCAAGTCTTAGCTACAGTATTAGGTGTAGTACAACCATTCAAACACCACAGTCTGAATGCTTCAGCCGATTGTTGGAATGCCCAACTAGTATCATATGAATTGTAGAATTGAATACGAAATGTACATATGTCATCTACTACTGGTTCAATCTTCCAATCAGGAAAGTTAATCTCACCTCGTAGCTTACGACCACCATCAATGATGTGTATCTTTTCTTCGTATGCAGTACCAAGAGTATTAGCTACATCATCAATAGAATCCATGATGCTGTTGACTACATCACTGTGCGTAATGATCTTGTACTTGTCACCAACACCACGACTCATGTGTTCGCCAGTGTCAGTACGAACAACCACACGATTGCCTTCGATCTTATTACCATCACGGTCATAAGTTTCTTGTAGTTCTACTGGGAAATCCCAAGTAGGATTAGTAAAGTCCAACATTGTTAACTCCTTATGTTAATGTTGATATAAAAATAAATAATAAAAAGAATATAATGATAGCTTTCGCTACCTCAATCATAATATCAAATGCTTTTTTCATTCGCTTCGCCCTTCAGTAATGCTTGCGTCAAAGTTTGAGTGTCCTCGGGGAGTGACCCCTGCACCTGCGCTCCGCTTCGGTTGCCACCGCGCCATTGCGCGGAAGCGATCCGCTATGGCGGACGCACATTCTTAATTTATGAAGTTAAGAGAGGGCTTTACTATCTCTCGCCCTCTCTTGGTGGTGGCTGTTACGCCACCTTGTGTCGAGCTTCGATAGCTCGCATTGCTGCCTGTTGTTTCTTTGTAAGTTGAACAACATTCTTTGTATTGTTTCCGTAGAGTGAGAACTCTTGACCTGTATAGTCTTTGAACCATTTGGCATATATCTCACCTAGTGCATCAAATGCCATTGCCTCTATCTCAACGTTAGGTGCAACTCTTTCATACTTTCTTTTGGCATCATGATATGCTTGACCTTGATCCGATTCTGGAAGTGCTTCTCCATCTACATACTGTGTATTTCCTGCGATGTCTGCACGTAACCTATCTATGTAGTCACGTTTGTTTTTCGCACTCCAGAATGGCATTTTCGCAATGCTTCTTGCAATGTCTGTAACACCCCAATCATTTGGTGCATCACCTACATGATCTTTGTAGTTATCAATAATTAAGTTTGTTAGAGTATCCAAAGTCTCTACGATTGTCTTAGATTTAGTCATTACTATTTCCTTATATTAAATTGATGCAGGGGATAAACCCCTGCGTACCACCCGACAACATGGCGTAAGAGGACGCGACCCCGTGGGTCGTGCTTGAAGTTCGCAACCTCTTCCCACACAAGTTGACCTAACCACAACTAGACACAGCTATCGCAAGAGCACTATCGCCAGTGCAAGAGGGAAGTTGTTGCGAACTTTCCTCTGCCATGTTTCGGATCAGTGGTTCGCAGGTGTTTAGCCACCAATCCATTTCATATATACAGGAATAGTAATAAATCTAATGGACGAGCGTCGAGGCTTTGGATGCTCTGGCGAACGATCCAGTAGCTCTTGTGTAGAAAGTTGTAGCAGATGTGCCATTTGTGCGTTGACAAGCCTTTACATTGATGTGCTAGAAAAGGGGGGAACAGGGAAGGGGGGTTGATACAGGAGATCAAATGGCACTAGTTAAGCGTGATCTAACAGATCGACAACGTAGATTGGTTGAAGCGTTTGTAGCAAATGGAGGCAACCTCACACAAGCTGCACATGAGGCAGGATACGCTGAAGGCAATAGCGGTAGAGTTTCAGCATACAAGGCGATGAAAACTGCACATGTGCGACAGTACTTGATGGAAGCAATGAGTGATGCGTTTGGAATGAATGCAGCTAAAGCACTGGGTAGAGTTGTGCAGTTAGCATCTGGGGCTAAGTCAGAGTACGTGCAGCTTGAAGCCTCGAAGGATCTGTTAGATCGTGCAGGGTTTAAGCCTATAGATCGTTCGCAGGTGCAGGTAGCGGGGGATATTAAAGTGTCCATTGACCTAACGTGAGGGGGGTGGGGTCAAAAACTGCNCNATGTAGAGTGACAGTAGTCCTTCACTCACATTTTTTTCTAGAAAGGTACGCAGCATGAGAAAGATACACAAGAGTCCGTCTGGTGGATTGACTGAGGCAGGTAGGAAATATTTTAAACGTAAGGAGGGGGCTAACTTAAAAAGGCCTGTTCCGAAGGGTAAGAATCCAAGACGAGTTTCTTTTGCTGCTAGGTTTGCAGGGATGAAGGGTCCGATGAAAGATGAAAAGGGTAGACCTACAAGAAAAGCTTTGGCATTAAAGAAGTGGGGNTTTGGTAGTGTAGCGGCAGCTAGGTCATTTGCAGCAAGGAATAANAAGTCATGAGTAAAGTTAATCAAGCAGGGGTTTACACGAAGCCAAAAATGCGTGAGAGTTTATTTAAGTCTATAAAGGCAAGGGCTACTCATGGCACTGCGGCAGGACAATGGTCGGCTCGAAAGGCTCAGTTGCTTGCAAAGACTTATAAGGCTAGAGGTGGAGGCTACAAGTCGTGAAAGCTACACAGCGTTCATTATTAAACTGGGGCAAACAGAAGTGGAGAACTAAGTCTGGTAAGAAGTCTAGCGAAACTGGTGAACGCTACCTTCCTTCTAAGGCTATCGCTGCTCTTAGTGATGCTGAGTATCGCGCTACAACCAGAGCCAAACGAGAGGGTAAGGCAAAGGGTAAACAGTTTGTGGCTCAACCGAAAAAGATTGCTAACAAGGTAAGGAGATATAGAAATGCCTAATGTTAATGGAAAAAAGTTCCC